CATGAATCGTATTAGTCTTCCTTGGCATATGCATCCAGAACGCGATCAAAAATGGCGCGATGAGCAAACAAAGTTATCTGGTGAAAAGGGTGCAGCACAAGAATGCGATTGTCAATTTAGCACTTCTGGTAACACAGTTGTTGATATTCCAGTTCTTGATTGGTATACAAAAACTCATGTAATAGAGCCTATAGAAAAAAGAGGATTTGATAAACAATATTATATATTCAAGTATCCAGAACCCGGCCGCTCTTATATGGTTGTTGCTGACGTTGCTAGAGGTGATGCCAGCGATTTTAGTGCATGTCATATAATAGACATAGAAACATTAGAGCAAGTTGCCGAATATAAAGGTAAGCTATCTACTAAAGATTATGCTAGATTACTTATGACACTTGCTACAGAATATAACATGGCACTTCTTGTTATAGAAAATGCAAATGTAGGTTGGGCAGTTATACAGGATGTTATTGATGCCAACTATGATAATCTATTTTATAGTTCTGCCGACTTACAATATGTAGATGTTGAAACTCAAATGACCAACAAGATACATGCTCAAGAAAGTAAGATGACACCAGGTTTTACCACGTCCAACAAATCTAGACCGCTTCTAATATCAAAGCTTGAAAGTTATATTCGTAATAAAGAAGCAATCATACATAGCAAGCGATTGATAGAAGAACTTAATGTATTTATCTGGAAAAGCACAGGAAGCACATCTGCTAAAGCCGAGGCTATGGAAGGATACAATGACGATCTTGTTATGGCGTTTGCTATAGCTATGTGGATAAGAGATGTGGCACTGCGCCTAAGAAAAGATGCTGACAGTGTTACTCGTTCTATAATATCAAAAATCGGTTCTACTTCCAACGAGCAGATTAAAAATAATATGGTAGCATTACATAAATCGGGAGCAAATCCATACGGTGTTTATAGCAACCCTTGGAAAATGAATATTGGCGGTCCGGGCGGAGGTCCGGGTAAATCAGAAGACCTAACTTGGCTATTATAAACATAATAACCATAAAAATAGTATAATGCAATATTTATATATTACGCGCTCATATATATACATTACTTATGGCTGAACAAAAAGACTTATTCACACGGTTAAAAAAGATGTTTTCCACGGACGTTATTGTTCGTGCAGTGGGCGGAAAAAATCTAAAAATTATTGATACTGATGAAATTCAGTATGCTACAGACAGAAACAGTTTGCGCGACCGTTTCAATCGCCTAAGAAGTTCAACATATAATCTACACAATCGCGATATGTCTATGGCATACCAAGCATCGCGCTTAGAGTTGTTTAGAGATTATGATGTTATGGACATGGACCCTATCATTGCAAGTGCGCTCGATATATACTCAGATGAGTGTCTGTCCGGAGACACATTGGTCCCATTACTCGATGGACGAAAGATGACTATCAAGGACTTGTATGAGGCGAATGAAAAGAATTTTTGGGTATATTCAGTAGATTCCGATGGAAAGTTTGTTCCTCAGAAATGTGAAAGAGTTGCATGCAATGGAACCAAGCAGATGTTTGAGATTGCACTGGACGATGGTACAAAAATCAAATGTACTAGCAACCATATGTGGGTGAAGTCGGACGGTACAATTGTAACTACTGAAAATTTAAAATCTGGAGATTCTTTGAAGATACTTTCTACTAAATTGTCCAATTCTAAGTTTATGCCCGGCTATGAAATGTTGTTGGAGGACGGAAAATGGCAATATACACACAGAATGGTTGCAGCCAGAACCGCCGAACTTATCGAACAGAAAGTAAATATGAAGTCAAAAAATTTGGTTATTCACCATAATTCATTTGATAAAAGAAATAATTGCCCAGATAAGTTGTGTTGGATGGATTATACAGATCACAGAAAAGTGCATGCAGACTTCAACAAAAAACTTTGGTCCGATCCAACCAAAGTTCACCAATATAAACAAAAAACAATAGATGGACAGAATCGTTATTGGACCGAAGAACGACGCATCGAGGTATCCAATAGGCAGCGGATATATATGAACGAAATGATACATGGAATGTCAGCCGACGAAAGAAAGAAAATGTTTGGAGCATGCGGAAGTTCTAATGGGATGTTCAATAACGGTGACAAGTTGTCTGGAAATAAAAATGGACGATGGAAGAATTTTTCCACGTTGGATATGATAGACATTGAATCATATAAAGAAGATATCATCGGCGGAATGACGACAAGTCAATTGAGAAAAAAGTACAATTTATCCAGAAAAACTTGCGATTTTCTAGACAAAAATATTTGCATTGAATTTGGGTGCGAGCAAACTAAACAAATCAAGCCTATCATTAGAAAGCAGGTATTGGAATCCCGTGGCATTTCAATAAAGAAAATAAAAATTGCGGCAAACAACTTGTTGTCCGGTGGAGTGAATGTTTTTAGAAAAAACAAAATATTGGCACAAGAATTGAATATCACAGTTTCCGAATTGAAAGATTATGTAATTGCGTCAAAATATAAAGGACTTAGAGACCTCGTTCTGTCCAACAATCACCGTGTATTGTCAATAAAGCTGATAGAATCGGAAATGGCATACGACCTGGTCAATGTTGGTGAGACTCATATATATGCAATTGAAACAAACGACGGCTCCAAGCTATTCACACATAATTGTCTTGTGCCAAGTGAATTTGGTCAAGTATTAACCATTCGCAGCAAGAATGAAAACATCAAAAAGATTCTAAACAATTTATTTTACGACATCTTGAATGTTGAATTTAATATGTGGAGTTGGACTCGTAACATGTGTAAATATGGTGATTTTTTCTTGAGGATGGAAATATCGCCGGAGTATGGTGTGTATATGGTTCATCCAATCAGTCCATATGAACTTACTCGTGTTGAAGGCAGTGATCCAAAGAATCTAAATTATGTAAAGTATCAACATGACGGCGCTGGCGGCGGTATGGAATATGAAAACTTTGAAATAGCACATTTTCGTTTGCTAAGTGACAGTAACTTTTTGCCCTACGGAAAAAGTATGATTGAGCCAGCGCGTCGTGTATGGAAGCAATTGAGTTTGATGGAAGACGCGATGTTAATTCACCGTATCATGAGAGCGCCAGAAAAGCGTATCTTCTCTATCGACGTTGGTAATATTGCTCCATCTGAAATTGATCCAGCGATGCAAAAGATTATTTCTCAAGTAAAGAAGGTTCCATATATTGATGAAAAGACCGGCGATTATAACCTACGCTTTAATTTGAACAACATGGTAGAAGACTTTTATCTACCTGTTCGTGGCAGTGACAGCGGTACCAAGATAGATACATTACCAGGTATGGAATTTACCGGTATTGATGACTTGGAATATGTTCGTAACAAGATGATGGCTGCTCTAAAGATTCCAAAGGCATTCTTGGGTTATGATGAAAGTATTTCTGGTAAAGCAACTCTTGCCGCCGAAGACGTTCGTTTTGCTCGCACTATCGGTCGTATTCAACGTATCCTTGTTTCCGAATTAACCAAGATTGCTATTGTTCACTTGTATGTACAAGGATATCAAGACGCATCTCTTGTAGACTTTGAATTGGAGTTGAGCAACCCATCCACAATCTTTGAACAAGAAAAATTAGAAATCTGGCAGAACAAGGTTAACTTGGCCAGCGATATGATGGAAGCTAGTATGTTTAGCAAGAAATGGATATACAATAAAATATTTAATATGTCCGGAGATGACATTGAAGGCATACAAGGTGATGTTATCAAGGACAAGAAAGAAGCTTGGAGAATGGAACAGATTACCAGTGAAGGTAATGATCCTTCCACAAGCAAGCAAAAAGCCGGTGAAGGTGGTTTGACAGATATAGGCGGTGAAACGGGTGGTGAGGCCGGTGGTGAGGCCGGTGGCGAAGTACCGGGTCTTCCTCCATTAGAAGAAATAAAAGAACCGGAAGGTCAAGAACTTGATGAAGAAACTCGCCGTGAAAGAGAACAAGGTATTCGGGACCAAACCGGCAACAAAGAAAAATATACTCACGGGTTTGATAAGACCAGAGGCGAAGATCCTCTTGGCAATGGTCAAAATAAAGAAAAATCAAGAACAGAGCGTTCTACCCGTCATATATACAGAGGTTCTGCTTTAAGTATGGATGAAGATCTAAAGCATATAAAGCAGTCGCTAATGACCAAATATAATAATAAGCAGAAGAAGGTAATAACCGAAGAAAAGTCTATATTAGACGAGTCTAATCTCATTAACGACGATAAACCTCTCTAAATATTGAGTTTTTATCACCCACGCACATATTTATAAATAATAAAACTGTATGAAGAAGCTTAAACACTCGAAATATAAGAATGCTGGCATTTTATTTGAACTGCTTGTCAGACAAGTAACCGCCGATATTCTTAACGGTCAAGAAGACTCAAAAGCAAATAACATTTTGCGTAATTATTTTTCAGAATCAACGGAACTCGGCAAAGAAAACAGACTATATCGTATTATAATGGAAGAAAAAACCAAGGATCAATCATCTGCTGATAGATTGCTTGAAACCATTATTAAGACTCGTCGCAAGCTTGATGAAAGAGCTTTGAATTTACAAAAGTATAATCTAATCAAAGAAATTCGTAGCAACTATCCGTTGGATGATTTCTTAAAAGGCACAATCGGCAATTATAAACTTTTAGCTTCTATCTATAAAATATTTGAAGAATCTGTAAATGCTGTTGAGTGCGATCCTCGTGAAATTTTTAAGGCTCGCAATTGTATTGTTGAAAGCATTGCCGCCGCTAAAACACCAACTCGTCTGGTTAATGAAGATGAAAAGAAAGATTTGGTTAAAGTATATCAACAACAAAACGAAGATGTTCGTCTTCTTGCTTACAAGTTGCTTGTTGATTCTTTCAACGAAAAATACAAAGGCTTGGACAACAAGCAAAAGATTCTTATTCGCGAATATATCAACAATATCAGCAACACCAATTCACTTCGTCAATATATCAATGAAGAAGTTCCTCTTGTTCGCCAAGAAATCAGCGAGTTGAAGAGTAAGGTTAATAATGAAGTTGTTCGCATCAAACTTGATGAAACACTTAATCAGTTAGATAAGGTTGCTAAAGGTACTCTTGTTAAGGAAAATCAAATCA